ACGCCCTAAAGGTCGGGCAACTTATTCAGGAGACGAGCGTGGCGCGTGCCATCTGCGATCGATGTGGGTTTGAATACGACCTGCGAGACCTCCGCAAGGAATGGACCGGTCTGATGGTGTGCGACGCCGACTTCGACAACAAGCCGCGCGATCTGAAGGCGCCAAAACTGCGACCCGAAGGCCTCCCGCTCCGCAATGCGCGTCCTGAGCCGGAGCCAGTATTCGCGGATCCCGACAACCCTATCACTGCGGATGACCTGTAATGCCGACCACGTTCAGCATGACTGCGCGAGACATGGTAACGCAGGCCATGCGCGAGATAGGCGTTCTTGCGTCCGGCGAGAACCCGACCAGTGACGAGTTGGCCGACGGCATCCTGCGGCTTAACTCGATGCTGAAGGCGTATGCGGCAAAGGGCCTGAACCTCTGGCGCGATACCGAAGGCTCGGTAGACTTCGCGGCCGGAGTGTCGTCAATGCCCCTGCCTGGCGCGCTATCCGTTAGCGGCGTGCGCCTCGTCATCGGCAATACGGATCGGCTGATGGCGCAGTGGGAAGCGGACCAGTACGCCTCCCTGCCGAACAAGGCCACCCGCGCTACGCCTGTCGCCTATACGCTGATCACCGCGACGACCGGCCTGACCATGCAGCTATGGCCTGTGCCTGACAAGCCCTACACGGTTCGCTACAGCTATGGCCGCATCACCGCCGATGTCGTGCAGCCGTCAGACCCTGTCGACGTGCCGCAGATGTTCCAGGAGGCCGTGTGGCTGGCTCTGGCCGTCCGCCTCGCCCCAACCTTTGGTAAGGCGCGCACCGATCCCCAGACCGTTCAGCTTGTTTCGCAGCGAGCCGCTGAACTCGAGCGCGACATGCTCGATTTTGATCGGCCGGCGTCTTATCAGATCGGCTCCGACTTGGACGCGTATCCATGACCTCACTGGCTTACGGCAAGGGCACATACCGGCGTCTGGCTGCTGGTCTTCCGGAACTGCGTCTGGTTAATATGTTCGTGGAGGGTGCCGCCACGTCGCAGGACGGCATAGTTCTAATGTCGCGCCCCGGTTTGGTGCAGTCGTACATGAAGGGCAGTGGGCCCATCCGCGGGTTGTTCTACCAAGCGGGCACTCTGGGCGGGGTGGCTCTCGCTCTGTCTGGATCTGAACTATACGGTAACACTCTGCTCGGCAGTATGGACGGGGACGGCGAGCCAAGTTTCGCCGCGTCTGCATCGGAGGTTATCGTTACCGCGGGCGGGCCATTGTACCGAGCCGATCTTACGACTCTTGCGCCCGTGGTCTTTCCTGATGACGCCGACACGATCGCAACGGCTTACCTAGGCGGCTATTTCATCGCTGTGCGTGCCAGCTCGCAGCGGTTTTACTGGTCCGCTTTGCTGAATGGAACGAGCTGGGATGGGCTCGATTACGCATCAGCTGAAAGCTCGCCTGATAATCTGCTGGACATGATGGTGATCGGCGACGTGCTATGGCTGCTGGGGCAGTCGACTATTGAGCCTTGGGCTCTCACTGGCGATAGCGTGCTGCCATTCTCTCGCATTGAAGGCCGCAATTATCAGCGGGGTGTTCTGGCCACCGGCTGTTCGGCATCGCTAGACAATTCACTGTTTTGGATCGGCGACGATCACCGCGTCTACCGCTCGGGTGCTGCACCAGAGGGTCTGTCCGATGCAGGCATAGAGGAGCGCATCGCCGCCTCTGCAACGGTGTCGGCATTCTCGTTCGAATATGAGGGGCACAAGTTCTTTTGCGTCCGGCTCGACAATGAAACGTTGGCCTACGACGTAGCCACGCTCGAGTGGTGCGAATTCGCAAGTTTCGGGTTTGCCAACTGGCGCGCACGATGCGCTACGGCTGTTGAGGGGGTTCCGTTGTTCGGCGACACCGTCAACGGGGCTGTTTGGGGCATGAGCGATAAGGCGTTCACCGATGGGGGTGGGATCCTGCAGCGATTGTTCACCGCTTTCCAGCCTGTGACGGATGGCAGCTATCCGCTCGATGTGATCCACCTTGACGCTGATTTCGGCGCAACGCCGGTACTGCAGGGGCAGGGCTCGGATCCACTCGTAGAACTGCGGTCATCTCGCGATGGTGGGCGAACGTGGAGCGATTGGCGGCAGTCCAATCTTGGCAAGCAGGGGCAGTACCGCGCTCGAGCGATGTGGCGCCGGTTCGGGTCGTTTGACGCTCCTGGTGCTATCTTCGAGATCCGCGTGACCGATCCGGTGCGGCTTCGTGTGTCGGCCGTGCGCGCCAACGAGATTCAGGGGGGACGCTCGCGATGATCCGGCTTCCTCGCCTTCAATCACTTGCGCCGATCGTAGACAAGGACGGTAAGCCGACGCTTACGTTCACCAGGTATTTCCAGTCATTCGCCGAGCAGATCGAACTCGTGCTCAACAAGATCGCGGAGATTCTTGGTATCACAGAGCAGCTCGATGCAGCCATACAGGAAGCTAGAGAGGCCGCAGCTGCCGCTCAGGAAGCTGCAGGTAACGCTCAGGATGCAGCGGAGGGCGCGCAGGCCACTACCGACGCCCAGAAACGTGAGGCGGCGCTGCAGGGAAGCTTCATCGAGCCTGACAGCGTCGTCACGGCCAGCACCACCTTGATCACGATCGCGGCACACACGCGAAAGTATGCCGATGGCACAAGCGCTTCGGTTTCGGCCGGCACGGTCGCTGCAACGGCCATGGGCGACAGCGATTACGTTTCGTATGTCGACCCAACGCGCGCCGGGGGCGCGGTAACGTATATCGCCTCCACGACGCCGCCTGTTCAGACCGGTGACACGCACGTCGTTGGCGCGGTGACGATCCCGACGACGGGCACGGTCGATGGCGGCACCGGGCCACGCCGCCCGGGCTATGTTCAGCCGAACCTAGAATGATCCGGCGCGAGACCGACGCGGCGCTCATCAACGTGATCGCCAATCATCCTTCCGTGCTCCCATACTTCGACCTTGCCAAGACAGGGGCTTTGGACTTTTCTGAATGCCTGGACCGTCCCGCTGAGTACGCTGTCGTGTCTAACGGCATTGACGCGCTCGGCATATTCGAATGGTCCGCGCCCGGTGTCTGGCAAGGCCATACTATGTTCCTACCGTCTTGCCGTGGTCGCCGCGCCGTCCGAGAGGGCCATGCGATCTGCGCATGGATGCTCGCCAACCTAGGCGACATGATCTGGGGCCAAACTCCCCTACTATTACGGCATGTCCGTTGGTTTAACCGTCAGATTGGATTTGAGCGCGCCGGGATCGGCTTCCACCATGTGAGCGGCGAAGTGGAATACTTCGTCATGAGGAAGTCGAATGGTCGCACCTCTGATTGCAGCCGCGGGGATCTCGGCAGCTAGCAGCCTCATCGGAGGCATTACGGGCGGCAAGGGCGCTAAGAAAGCGGCTAAGATTGCTGCCCAGTCAGCGGCCCAGGACCGGGCTCAAGCGCTATCGATCTACAACACGAACATGGGTTTGGCCCAGCCGACTGTTAATCGCGGCAACGCGGCAGGATCGCAGATCAACGCGCTTCTCGGCCTTGGCGGCGATACGCAGGCTGCAAACGATGCGCTTGCCGCATACAAGGGCTCGACGGGATACGCGGGCAGGCTCGCAGAGGGCTATGGAGCCATCAACACCGGCTACGCGGCCAAGGGCGCGCTGGAGAGCGGCGCGGCTCAGAAAGCGTTGCTCAACTACGGACAGCAGCAGGCCAGCGGCGAGTTTTCAAACTATCTCGGGCAGCTATCGAATCAGCAGGGTGCAGGCCTTAACGCGCTTGGGTCGGTGACCGGCTCGGGCATCGCTTACGCGAACCAGTCGGCTGCAGCGAATAACAATCAGTCGTCGGCCGCGGCGAACGCCGCTTTGTACGGTGCGCAGTCCCAGCAGAACGCCCTTGCGGGCATCGCTGGCGCGGCTGCTAACTACTTCGGCCAGTCGAGCTACAAGACACCTGCTGCTAGCACCAACACGCTGCCTGGAGGGATCTACAGCCCGACCGGTAGCCTGTACAATCAGTACGGCATGCTCAGTAAGAACCCCTTCGGATGAGCCGGGAAGACGAAATTGCTGCGCTGAAGGCAAAGCTTGAGGCGCGCCGGGGCCGAACGGGCCTGTCCGAGAACGTCCGCGAGATCGAAGCGCGGATTGCCGTGCTGGAAGGGCAGAAATGACGGAGAATTGG